CGGGACTCACCATTTACCTCGGCGGCGCGCAGGCCCTTCTCAGCCAACAGGGACCGCATCTTTTGGCTGGTGGCGATGAGCGGCAGGAAGACAACCGTCTTTCGCCCGCGGCAATGCTCCACCATTTCGGAGGCAATTTGATCGAGGTATGGATCAAGGGCGCTGCCGACTCCGGAAAGGGAGTAATCCCCGGCAGTCTGCTTCACGCCTGTCATATCTAGTTTCAGCGGAATTGTGAGGGCGCGGATTTTAACTAGGTATCCGTCTTTGATGGCTTGCGGGAGCGTGTACTCATAGGCGAGCTTTTCAAATACGGTCCCTAGCTCGCGCATGTCGCCACGGTCCGGGGTTGCGGTGACCCCCAGGAGCTTTGCGTCGGCAAAATAATCGACAACGCGCATGTAGGAATCGGCAAGGATATGGTGCGCCTCATCGACAATGATAACATCGTACCAATCCGGGGGAAACTCCTTCAGACGGCTCTCGCGCATCATGGTTTGGACGCTCCCAACGGTGATCCGGTACCATGACTCAAGGGCGCGATCTTCGGCTTTCTCGACGGCGCATTCAAGCCCGGTGGCCGCGCGCATCTTGTCGGCTGCCTGGTCAAGCAGCTCGCCCCGGTGAGCAAGGATTAAGACGCGTTTGCCCTCGGCAACCAGCTCTTCGACAAGCTTGCAGAAAACGATTGTTTTGCCCGTGCCAGTCGGGAGGACAAGCAGGGCCTTGTCGATCTCCTGCCACGCCTCAATAATGGCGTCCTTAGCTTCGAGCTGGTAGGGTCGGAGGCTCATCGTTGGTGGATTAGAAATCTGAGTCATTTCGTTCATGTATTTGTTTCTTGATTACCTGAATGCGCGTGATTACCGGAATGCGCGCCCCTCCGTGTCCTACCCTCAACGAACGCCTAAAATTCGCCTGCCTTCCACCCGGCCGGCTTCGCGGTTTCGGCTGGCTCCTCCGGATCGAGGAATTTGATCTCGTTGCTTTCGGCGATGTCCCCGTTTTGCTTCGTCCACTTGCGGACACTGACCTTACACTTACCGGTTGAGCCGGTGACCTTGCCCCAGTCCATCGTCAGCCGCTCGCCGTGTTTGCGCTGGCCAATGCTTCGGAAAAATTCGCAAAGGAGTCCTTCGGTTTTCGTGTGGAGGAAAAGGTTGTGCTTGAGCGTACCGGACGCCTGCTCATTCGCTACTCTCACGGAGACAATCGCCTTGTTGCACGGCGGGAGCTTGTCGCTGCCGGGGTGTCGGGCTCGTTCAAAGCCGGTGATCGTGTAGTGATAATCGCCTGCGGGAAGAATTTGAAATCCTTCGCCGTCATTCTCGATGGTGTCATTCCATCCGAGTTCTGTACCTGTATTCTGTGTCATAATTATTCGAATTTGAGTTGGGCTTGATTGGGATCGAAGACGCGTTCGGTTTCGGCTTTCCACTTCACGGAATTGCCGAATTTTGCTTTGATGAGCGGGGCCTGCGCCCCGGCCGGCCATTCAAAATTAATGGAGACTTTTGCTACGACGGGCTTGTCGTCATTTTCGTCCATTGCCTCCATTGCGCGTTCTTCAACTTTATCGAGGTTTTCGTAGAGAAGCATCTCTGCGTCTTCGGCCATGTGCTTGGCCATTTTCATCAGGCGGTCTTTTTCCATAATTCCTTTCTAGGCGGTTTTGAGTTGGTTAATCATGCTGACGACCTTGTCCCATGAGGAGACAAGGACACCGTCGACAAAATCATCGTCGTAGCGGTCGATTGGGGTTGCCTCGGGGTAATACCCCCGCGCAGCCACGACCTTGCGGACATCTTCTTCCGACACGCCGTCTTGGCGCATGAGTTCCCAGAGCTTGGTCGGAAACCCTCCGGGGTTATCGAAGGGGACTTTCGTCCCCGTCGGCTGGGGCGCGGTAACCTCGGGGTTGTCGATAGCCTCGCGCTCCTTCTCTTCGTAGTCGGCAGGAGCGCGTTCTTCAGACTCCGGAGAATCGGTCGCCGGGTTCGGCATGGCCGCGGCGAATTCGGCGAAGTCCATCTTGATTTCTTCCGGTAGCCCCCAACGGTTCTTTGCGTCCCAGCAGGGATGGTGACTGGTATAGATGACCCGCTGACCGCCCTGGGCTTTCTTGCGTCCTTCCACGTCCGTTACAAATGTCTTGTAGTTGCAGAATAATACAGCGTCTGCCCACTCCTTGACGAGGGCGCAGGATTTCTTGGCAAGCTTCAATTCCCATCGGTCATAGCTGCCGATTTCGTCGGGCTGCTCAAACTTGCGCAGCTGGGCATGGGCGAGCAGTACAATGTTCCATCCGTCGGCCTGCATCTCATTTAAGTAATTCAGCAGTTTTCCAACTTCTTCAGCTACAAAGGTAAAGCCTTTGCCGTATCCAAAATCCTCGATACCTTTGATCTTTGGATTGGCCGCGTTGGAAATGACGTGCGCAGTCGCGAGTCCTTCGGCCCAATCAATCGTGTCGATTACAGCCGTCTTGAAATCCTCCTTGCCTTGTTCGCGTAGCTCTTTGAGTTGTCCCTTGAAGGCGGTCCAGCTTGACGGCTTTGGCGTTCGCATGACGTCGAGCTGCGCGGTAGACCCTTCCACGTCAATATACACCGGCGCGGGGAACTGGCTGGCGAGGGTTGATTTGCCGATCCCTTCCGGACCGTAGATGACGACGCGCTGCGAGGTCGTCTGTTTTCCTTTGATGATTTCCATGATTAAAATTCTCCTGGTTTGAATTGTTTGGTTGGGGCCTGCTTGACTTCAGACGGATCGACCCCGATCCCGTCCTCGATGACGATTGAGCATTCGCCGCCCCGGCTGACGCGGGTTGCGATGGCCTGCAGGCCTACAGACTCAAGCCAGCCTCCGAACTCGCGCAGGGTGTCTGTATCCATTTGTTCGAGACGATCCAGCAGGACAAATCCGCACGCGGGATTGAGCTTGCGGACGATAGCCGTCGAAACCATCAACTGCTCCGCTCCGCTCATGCAGTCCCATTGCTGACCCTTGTATGCAAGATTACCGTCAATGATGGTGAGCCCCGGCAGCGGCAGGTCTGCGCCGTCAAGAAGTGCCTTGCGTTCGTCGCGGACCTTGGCGAGTTGGCCATCCAGCCTGCCCCATTCTTCGCGGGCGTGCTGAGCGTCCTCGATGGCTTTGGCCTTGTCCATGTTGGCGCGCGCCTTCGTATTGATGTCCTCGATTTCCGAGAGCCGCTTTTCAATCTCGGCAGTTGATTCGTCGGTAAGCTGTTCGGATGTCTTTTCGGCCGTGCGCAGATCCCGCGTGAGGGTGTTAAGCTCTTCTTCGGCGGCCTCGAGCTCGGCTTTAAGGCGCGTTACTTTGCGCGCTGATTCCTCCCGCTTGGAGCGAATCAACTCTACCTCCCGGCGCTTGCGCTGGTTCTCCCCGTTGCGGGCGAGAATGTCCTGTTGTTCGCGGATCAGGTCCGAGGCGGAAATGAGTTGCTCGGGCGCATCCGGGTAGGAGGCCATTTCCTCGGCATACTTCTTTTTCTGGTCGGCGATGCGCCCCTGGGCGTGGCGTTCTTCATAAAGCGCGCGATGCTTCTTATCCAGTTCCTCCAATTGCGGCCCCACTCCAATAATCTGCAAAAGGGTGTTGGCCTTCTCGGTCGCGGAAGCGTTCAGAAACTTTGGCAGGTCCAAGGCGAACTGGTGGATAAACTCGTTGAGGAGGTTCTGTCCGGTCTTGCGTCCTTCCGGGTCCGTCACCTTGAGTGCGGAGTTCTTCCCCCGCCGCTCGACGACCAGCCCGTTTGACAAGGTTACCCGGATCTCCGGGTCCACCATTGACCCCTCGCGCTTGGCCCCGCTGGGCCGGAATCGCTCGCCCCCGAGGGCGTAGGCAATGCCGTCAAGTACAGAGGTCTTACCCTGGGCATTTGCCCCGCCGATAACGGTGAGGGATCGGCCCGAGCAATCAACAGCAACGGCCTTGACGCGCTTGAGGTTTTCGACCTCAAAGGCGTTGATCCTTATAGGTTTCTCCCGCTTGACTTCGGGCTCCTTTTGTGTATCCATATTCTCGTTCATTTGTATTGTTATTTGTTTTCAGCCGGCCTTCGGGCCGGTTTTTTTATGGGCAAACTCTGCAATTCACTGCGTATTTCCGCTTCCTCATCCGCGAGCAGGTCAAGGCGGTTGCGTGTCGCCTCACGCTCGTTGACAGTTGCGGTAAGCCGCTCTTGAAGCCAAATTCTCATTACCTCCGTGCGATCTTCGCGGAGCGTGCGCTGGACATTGTGCGCGGCGATAATGTCGCCAATATCGTAAGCGGCCAAGTGGTCAATCAGCGACTCAAGGAGTGCAAACGGATCGGGCTT